AACTACGCCGCAACCTAGCCAGCCGGGACAAGTGGACTCGCCCCTACCGGCAGACCACCGTCATGGTCAACGGCATCCAACCCATGAAACGCAGCCATTCACGTCGTAGGTATGTGCAAGACTTAACGCAAAGGCAGACACAACTCGCCGAAAGGATACTAAATGAACTCGCGCATGATAGCGCAGGCAGGGACTGACGAATGGTATATTGCCCGCAGGCGCGGGGTAAGTGCCACGACAGTCGCTAAAGCCTCAACACCCGCAGGATTCAAAGAGGCATTAAATAATGCACTCAACCCGGTTGAAATACCTGACAACGGGTATATGCGTTTCGGCCGCGACTACGAACAGTGGATCGTGGAAAATATCCCGCAAACATACGGGATTCAGGCGAATGACTGGCTGGTATGTGCCGACGGCCCAGGCAACGAATGGCAGTTAGCAACCCCTGACGGCTTAAATAATGATTGGTCTGTGATTGCTGAGGTTAAGACCACTGGCAAGGAATGGCCTACCTACCATCAGATTCCCATCCAGTACCGCCGTCAGGTTCAGTGGCAGTTGCACGTCACCGGGGCAGAACTCTGTGTGTTCGCTTACCTGCTGAGGGCTGAGACCGCCGACGGCCGTCTAGTGCCCGCCTGGTACGCACCAGAGCTCTACGAAATACAACGCGACGAAACCATGATCGCTGAACTGATTGACACAGCCCAGAAACTACAGCAAGAAATTATCTACCATGAGGAGGCCCAACGTGGCACACTTTAACCTAAACGAATACCAGACCGTACAAGAACGAATCAATATTTTGCGGGATAAGTGGCCTGAATGCCGTACGACAATTGACATTGTTCACCTATCCGACACCGACATTATTGTGAAAGCGTCGTTGTATCTTGACCCGGCTAGCGAACACCCTACCGCCTCCGACCTCGCTCACGAGGTTAAAGACGCCTCCCCGGTTAACCGTTCTTCGTGGGTCGAGAACGCCGCCACGAGCGCCCTGGGGCGTTGCATCAGCCACCTAGGCGGCGAATTCAGCCCAAAGGCTAAGAAGCCCAGCCGTGAAGAAATGGCTAAGGTTGTCCGCATGACGGAAAAGGCGGCCGGGCCTGCCCCGAGCATTGATCCGAGCAAGGCCACCACGCTCGAGGAACTGACCCGACTTTGGGGCCAGGCACTAGATGCCGGGTTGACTGGGGAACTCCAGCCAGCGTTCAGCAAGCGTAAGGCAGAACTGTCGTGATTGTGCAGCTGCGCATCTCGGGCAAGGCCGTCCCCAAGGGCCGACCCAGGTTCACACGCTCAGGCGGCGTGTACACGCCCAAGACGACCGCAGACTGGGAGAAGCATGTCCGAGCCACATGGGTAGAACAACAGGGCTCTAAGAGGCTCACAGGGCCTATCAGCGCATATATTTACATCATGGGTGACCACACCGCCAAGAAAGACGTCGACAACATGGCCAAGAGCATCCTCGACGGCCTGAACAAGGTGGCGTATGACGATGATTCGCAGGTGATGCGGCTCATGGTGTCTAAGATTCCCGCGATTAAGACCGATCAAGTGCTGGTTGTACTCAGAGAACATGGAGGTGACGAATGAGTGTCGAGAAGATTGCGGCCGTCTTACACCACGCACCCATCGGCGGCACCGCCAAGCTGCTCCTCATCGGTATCGCAAACCATGAGGGAGACGGTGGCGCATGGCCCGCCATCGCAACCCTCGCCCGGTACGCAGGAGTCAACGAACGCAACGCCAGAAAGATGATGCAGAAACTCGTCGAGACCGGTCTCATCGACACGATCACTAGGGACGGCCGCACGTCCGTTTACCGGACTCTTATCGAGTGCCCGGCGAATTGTGACCGTTCTACGAACCACAGGATGACCCCGGTCGCTAGCGACACCCCGGTCTTTAGAGACCCCCCTACCCCGGTCGCAGGAGACAGGGGTACCCCGGTCGCTAGCGACCCCCGAACCGTAATTGAACCGTCATTAGAACCATCTTTAAAAACTCTTTCGGTCGAAAGCATCTTTAACACGTTTATCGGACGGTATCCGCGCAAGTCGGACGAGCGAAATGCCTGGGCATCATTCGGCAAACTCGGACTATCAGATGCCTTGAAAGCACTCGACGGACTCGACCGCTACATGGCATCGAAAGAGTTCCCCACCGATCGCAAATACATTCCCTACGCAGCCAACTGGATCGACAAGCAAAAGTGGCTCGAGGACTACACGCCAAAAGAGACCAAACCTGTCGATGACTTCGCAGCTCGTGTCGCGCGCATCAAGGACACGAATACGGCTCAACACCAGGACGAACATCGCACCCCAGAAGTAAAATGTAAGCATGACATTAGCGGATTCTGCCGCGAATGTTACACACAACAAGTAAAGGAAAAATAATGGCTGAAGTAAAAGTCGGAGCAGTAGTCAAACGAGCATTCGGTAAAGGCCTCAAGGTTGCTGAGCTCGTCAAACTCCCCAACGGTTCATCGTTCGACCGCACCTGGACAGTCTGGACATCAGAAGACATCGCAGAGGGTGCCAGCATCGAAGTGACCGGCACCATGTCCGTCAAACAGTCCGAGTACACCAACCGTGACGGCGAACTCAAGACTGGTCTCGACTACATGATCAACGACGCACTGATTCAGGTGCTACGACCTGCACCGCAGGCCGCACCCGCACAGCAGTGGCCCGACCAGGAACCTTTCTAATGGCCGTCGACTTCGAAGAACGAACCCCAGCCCTGACGGCTCGTGTCCGCTACCTGCAAGCCCAATTGGACTTGCACAAGCTGCTCATCCAGAGGCAGCAGACATGGGCAACCGCACTCGGCACCTTTGGGGCACTCGCCACCATGCTGAGCGTGTCCGCCATTGTCATCGTCATCAGCGAGATGACATCGTGACCGACATGGGCACATTCACCGCCGAGCACCCCAATACGCTCAAAGGCATCGAACAGGAACGACAGCGAGTCATCAAAGCGCTCAACACGTTCCTGAATGAACTCATCGACGATGAGGACGGTGATGCACTCGCAGTCCTACAGTGCATCGAAGTCATCACCTACGGTCACGTTCTCGAACCAGTGTTCCCAGGCACCGACTGGCCCACCACCCACATGGACATCGACCTAGAAGAATACGGCAAAGGCTGGCGCATGGGCCGCTGGGTTGCCCGGCAGGAACTCATCAACCGATTCCGCGAACTCCCCAACCACACAGGGCTAACACCTGCCCAAGTCATTCACATGATCCGACCGGAGAACTAATGTCAGACATCACCGACCCCATCACCGTCGAAGTCCCCATCGAACCCACCTTGAACGAGCGTGTCCTCGACGTTGAGGCACGACTAACCGCCATCGAGCATTACCTGGCATCCAACGGCGCATGACTGCACGTATCCTCTACCTAGATTTAGAGACCAGCCCCAACCTGGCCCACGTCTGGGGTTTATGGCAGCAGAACATTGCCATCAGCCAGTTAGAGGAACACACCCACGTCATCTGTTTCGGTGCACGATGGGCAGACAGCAAACAGGTCATCTTCAAGAGTGTCCACCACGACGGTAAGCAAGCCATGCTCGACGAACTCCACAGGGTCATGGACGAAGCCGATATCGTTGTCGGCTGGAACAGTGCATCGTTCGACGTCAAACACATCCGCCGCGAACTCCTAGAAGCAGGCTACACACCACCCAGCCCCTGGCGTGACTTAGACCTGATGCGCATCGTCAAACAACAGTTTAAGATGCCGTCTAACAAGCTCGACTATGTTGCCCAGTTGCTCGGTGTCGGAGCCAAGACCCAGCACACAGGTTTCAAGCTCTGGCTTGACTGCATGGCCGGTGACGATAAAGCATGGCGCCTAATGAAACGCTACCAACTGCAAGACGTCAACCTACTCGTCGATCTACACGACAAGTTGCGGCCCTGGATAAAAGGCACCGTAAACCTAGCCGCCTACACCGGGCAAGACCTAGCCTGCCGCAACTGTGCCAGCGACAACCTACACGCCAGAGGCTACATGGTCACAGGCAAAGGCAAATACCGCCGATACCAGTGCCAAGACTGTGGCGCCTGGATGCATGGCAAAGCAGTCAGCAGAACGGAACTCACATGAGCAACGAACTCAACACCACAGAATGGAAAAAGACCAGACTCGCAATCCTGGAGCGAGACAACTACACGTGCGGTTATTGCGGGAACGAAGCCACCTCAGTAGACCACATACTGCCCAGGGCCCTAGGCGGCACACACGACCCCGGCAACCTCATCGCCTGCTGCACACCATGCAACTCACGCAAACAAGACCGAGTCATGATCCGCCAGCCCTGGGTGTCCCCCACCTGGAAGGTGACAGCGTGACCGGCTAAACGGCACCGCGCCCGCTAGCGCGAAAGTCGAGACGAGTTTCTGCATCATCTTTCTGGCGTTGCGTTCGTTGACTCCTGCATACCGGGCGAGGGTTGCGATGGCGGGCCATGCGCCACCGTCTCCCTCATGATTAGCGATACCGATTAGGAGCAGTTTGGCTGTCCCGCCGATGGGTGCGTGGTGTAGGACTGCCGCAATCTTCTCGACACTCATTCGTCACCTCCATGTTCTCTGAGTACAACCAGTACTTGATCGGTCTTAATCGCGGGAATCTTAGACACCATGAGCCGCATCACCTGTGAATCATCGTCATACGCCACCTTATTCAGGCCGTCGAGGATGCTCTTGGCCATGTTGTCGACGTCTTTCTTGGCGGTGTGGTCACCCATGATGTAAATGTATGCGCTGAGCGGCCCTGTAAGCCTCGTAGAGCCCTGTTGTTCTATCCAGGTGGCTCGTACATGCTTTTCCCAGTCTGCGGTGCTCTTGGGGGTGTACACGCCTCCTGAGCGGGTGAACCTGGGTCGGCCCTTGGGGACGGCCTTGCCCGAGATGCGCAGCTGCACAATCACGACAGTTCTGCCTTACGCTTGCTGAACGCTGGCTGGAGTTCCCCAGTCAGCCCGGCATCAAGTGCCTGGCCCCAAAGTCGGGTCAGTTCCTCGAGCGTGGTGGCCTTGCTCGGGTCAATGCTAGGGGCTGGCTGGAGTGCAGCCGATAGGCGTGAGACTTTGCTCATTTCCTCGCGGCTGGCCCGCTTGTCCCCTGAGTAGCCGCAGTTTGCGAGTGCCCTACCGATGGCCGATGTCTCACAGTTCTCGAGTGCGCTGGTCTTGTTAGCCATGCCGGCACCGTCCTGCTCGAATGCTAACCCTGTGCCTGCCGGGCGGTCACAATCGAAGTCGAAGTGCACTTGTGCGTAGACAACCCACTGACCACGCGAACGGTCGTCAGGTGTTGTCTGGTTCGTGGTCAAGATGGAACCGCGCGGGTGGTCACGCCAAAACCGCTTCAAACGTTCCTCGACGGTTTCATAATCTTGCAGGTTAAACTGTGCCACGTTGGGCCTCCTCATGATAGATAATTTCTTGCTGTAGTTTCTGGGCTGTGTCAATAAGCTCAGCGATCATGGTCTCATCTCGTTGAATCTCGTAGAGTTCGGGTGCGTACCAGGCGGGCACTAGACGGCCGTCAGCGGTCTCAGCCCTCAGCAGGTAAGCGAACACGCACAACTCTGCGCCGGTGACGTGTAGTTGCCATTGAACCTGACGGCGGTACTGGATAGGAATCTGATGATAGGTAGGCCATTCTTTGCCAGTGGTCTTAACCTCAGCAATCACAGACCAATCATTATTTAAGCCGTCGGGTGTTGCTAACTGCCATTCGTTGCCTGGGCCGTCAGCACACACCAGCCAGTCATTCGCCTGAATCCCGTATGTTTGCGGGATATTTTCCACGATCCACTGTTCGTATTCGCGGCCGAAACGCATATACCCGTTATCAGGTATTTCAGTCGGATGGAGTGCATTATTTAATGCCTCTTTGAATCCTGCGGGGGTTGAGGCTTTAGCGACTGTCGTGGCTGATACACCACGCCTGCGGGCAATGTACCATTCGTCAGTCCCAGCCTGCGCTATTTTGCGCGAGTCCATTCAGTATCCTTTCGGCGAGTTGTGTCTGCCTTTGCGTTAAGTCTTGCACATACCTACGACGTGTATTAGATCGCTTCATGGGTTGGATGCCGTTGACGATGACTGTGGTTTGCCGGTAAGGGCGAGTCCACTTGTCGCGGCTGGCTAGGTTGCGGCGTAGTTCGTCGCGGGCGGCTTGTCGTTCACGTCTCGCGGCCATCCACATTTCGGCGCGGATGCCGTTCAGTTCATGCTGTACCTGCTCAAGTAATGTCATGCGTTAGCCTCCTTATTGCTAGTGCTGCCTGTTGTGGCAATACGGTTAGTCATCGGTATTGCCGTAACCCTTTTCGAACTCTGTCACATAGGGGCGAAACTTTGCCGCATACCATGTAGCCTGACCCTGCTCGAGCAAGCGCAACAGGTAGCGGGGGGACAAGTTTAACGCCTTGCACACATTTTCAGGATGCACGCCGCCGTCCATGAGCCAGATGGCTTCTTCTAGTGCTTCGCCTTTGGGGAGTCGTGTCCGCGGTTTCATCGGACTGCACCAGTGAGCATGAGCCAGCCGCCGAGCATACCCAGCATCAGCCCGGTCGTGACCGCACCGTTAGGGGTGCCAGTGAGTTCGAGGAATGCGCCGGTGACGATGATGGTCACAGAGAGGGCCGCCGTAGCGACCCCCCAAGCGTAGAGGCTCACGCGGCAACCTCAGCGAAGTCACCGAACAGGCCGGTCTCGATGGCCTCGGTCAGGGTCATGTTGTAGTCGTTGCAGTCCTGGCAGATGTGGATGGTCTGGATGGTGCCACAGAATGCGCACACATAGACGTCGGTTCCCTTGGGGGCGGTGATGGTGATCATGTTTCTTTTCCTTTTCCTTTAGGAGGGCGGTTGTGGTTGCCCTGATATGACTAACGTAGCACACTTTTTCCACAGATGTTCAAAATGCAAATTATTTTGGTAACAGTTTGATAACGGTAAAAGAATGGGGGCCACCGCCCACAACAGCAGTGACCCCCCGCGCAACACCCAGGAAAGGAATAACCGGGCGGCGCAAACCTCTAATGTTCTTTAAGGAACTCGTAAGGGTCCACGTTCTTGCCTTTAGCCTTAATCGACAGATGCAAGTGCGCACCATAGTGATCAGGCTTGCCGAACCCTGTACCGCCGACGAATCCAATAACGTCACCTGCCGCAACTTTGGTGCCAGTCTTGACGTTCAACTTAGAAAGGTGCAAATACTCGGACGTGTACCCTGCACCATGGTCGATGATGACCATCTTGCCGCCAGCACCAGCACCCACAGTATTAGCCAAAGTGATGACACCATCCTGGCAGGCTTTCACAGGGGCGCCAGTCGCTTTAGGGAAGTCCAGCCCAGGGTTGACCGACCCGCGAGCCTTATGCTCTGTGTAGCCGTCTAGCATCGTGTACGGTGCGTTTACCGGGAACAACCAACCCGACTTCTTGGCAGCGGGTTTCTTCTTAGCAGTCATTATATTCCGTTCGTTAGTTGTGCGACAAGGATGGCGATACCAGTAGCAACACCACTGACTCCCCACACTTTGACTTCGAGCGAGCGAATACGGCGCTCATGGTCATCGACCTGCTTAGGGTGGTCACCCAAGCGCACCTCCAACTCGACAAGCTTCTCGTAAATCCGTTCAAGCGTAATCGTCACGCCTGCGTTAATGTCGCTCACTTGGATGCCTTAGTGAATGCATCATCCACCTCGCGGCCGTCGATAACACCGTCAGCGACGTAGGCGCGGGACAGGGCCTCAGCGACTTCCATGACACCGACGAACGCCGCCATAGTAGCGGACTGCCACAACTCAATCCCTGCGACAGTACCGGCGGCCAGCACTGCGGACACCTTGAGAATGATGAGCGCCGCCATACGCTTAAGAATGGTCAAAAACAATTTACCCATAGTGTTGTCCTTACTTCAGGTGCAGTGTGCACATAATCGTGTCAGTTGTAATTTCCCAGGTGATGCCGCAGATATATCGTGAATCGTAGGCGCCACCATTCAGGTTCGCATTCTGCACGTTCACCGCCTTGAACAAGTCCAAGCCCTTAGCAGTCGTGAAGTCATCCGCCGCATTCCACCGCAACTCTGATGCACGATGCAACGTCTGACCGTAATACTCAGCCAGTTGCAGAACACCAGGGTAGATGCTGTTCACGAACCTGGCAGACTCCGACCAGCCCGGTTGACCAAACCACGAATACAGGAACCCGGTCGTGTCCTCAGTGTCCCCACTAAAATAGGTGATCGTGTCCGTTAGGGATGTGACCTCTTGGAACGTGAACGCATCGGCATACAGTTTCGCGCCGATAGCAAAGTTGGTGCCGCCTGAGCGTAGGAACGTGGCACGAATCTTAGCCGTCACCGCCGTTGCAGGTGCAGTCCCCGAATGTGATGCCGCATACCAGGTACGGATATTCGTCATCGTCACAGGTGTTCCGGTAATCGTGCTAATCACCGCACCGTTGTCGTCGTACCAGATAATGTCGGCACGAATCTGTGCATCGGTTGCAGTCGTATACCTAGCGCCACGCACCAGGAACTTGTAACCATAGCCGGCAGTAACCTTGATACCCTCGCCGCCGTCACCGTTAAACATTACATTCGTGTTAGGGCCTGCTACCAGAAACGTACGGCGCAACGCATAGTCACCGTCATACGCATCAAACGGTGTAGCCTCATCGGACGGCTTGAACCTGCGAATGTTCGTCGATGCCGACGAATCCACCAGATAGCCGTTCGTGTCATACTCTGCATTAGGGTTCCAACACAAGTTGATGTCACGCTTCAAATTGTGCAGGTTAAACTCCAACGGTGCCCGAGTCACAATGCTCGCCGCACGTTCACCAAAGATGCCGACCGACGTCGAATCGACAGCAGTCACCTCATCATCAGCAAAGACCCGCAGCTTAGGGTTATTAGATGCACGAATCATCGAACGGTTATCCGCCGTCAGAATGTTCGTCACCTGAGTCGATGAGGACTGCGCCACAATATCGGTGTAATGGTTCACAGCTGGGTCACTGTCACTAAAATAGCCCACCACAGTACTGTCATAGTTAGGGTCTAACTGGATGGCGCCAGCAGGCGGCAGGTTAGTCGTAGGGGAATAAGGCAATGCCCGCCAGTTGCGTGGTTCATAGAACCCTGTCGCGCAAATCATGTCCAGGTGCCCGGCAACACTCTCAGTCACATCAGTCTGACCAATGTCCTCAGTGTTGAAGTAAGTGTCGTAACTGATGAGGTCATAACTGGTGCTGATGGAGTTGTTCAACTTGTCAACAGCCGCACCAATGGTCATGTTGATGCCGTAAACCGATGTCATCGGGTACACCACAGAACCCTCAACGGTCGTGTTGCCAGTGACAGCAACCCAGTCCGACGCGGTCAACGTTGTGACCTCGTAGGCGCGGCCCAGTTCGTTATCGTCGAACACTGTTGCCACAGTACGGTCAGCAATGTAACCAGCCCAAATGTTCGTCCCAGTGATCCGAATGCGCACCCACCATCCGACCTCGACAACGGTGGTGAGGTTGTTAAACATGGCGGTCATCATGCCGACAGCAGTTTCAGGGTCACCAGCAATGCCTGCGGCGGTTCCGCGTGTAGCGGTCACGTTTAACAGGTATGCGGACACGTCAACCCAGGTGGGCGTTACAGGGGTGTTGTCTGCGACCTCGATGGTGACGTCACCGTACAGGGGGGAAGTCCAAACCATTAGCGCCGTCCGTTCATACGGTTATAATCTTTCAGCACTCGGGCTACTGACTTACCGGCAGACACCGAATCAACTGGGGTGTTAAAGTTCACCACAATCGGGGCCTTAGCCGGGGCCGTACCGTACCCGGTGCCAGTAGTACCGCCACCGAAAGAGAACGACGTGCCAGACGAATCACCCAGGGCGCCACCGTTCTGGTTGTAATTAGGGTCATAACCGCGCGGGGTAGCCCAGCCCCCCATCCTGATAGCCTTATCATAATCGGGCGTGTTGAACCAGCCACTAATCCACTTAAGCGCATCAGTCACCGCAACGATAACGTTTAGGATAGTCTCGAAAGCGAACTGCAATGCGGCAACACCGGCCTTGCCCTTCTCCGACTCTAGGAACGTGTTAAAGTTCTCCACCGCAGTCTGCAAGTTCTCCCAAATAATCTCGGCAGCAGCAGACACCTTATCCCAAACGTACTGGAACACGTCGCGGAACTTCTGGCCGCCCTCGCCCTCCCACCAGTCAATGACGCCCTGGACAGCCTGCTCGACACCCTCGAAGAATTTCTTACCATCCTCCGAGTCCATCCACTCAGTGACAGCATCCACAACCTTGCCAATAACCGGGAGAAACTTTTCCCCAAGTTTCGCCCCAAGGTTCTCAGCCTTAGCCTGAACGATCGCCAGACGGCCAGCCATCGTGTCCTGCTCACGCGAGAACTGCCCGGCAGCATCCGCCGACTGGTCCATGATGAGACCATAAGCGGCCATCATCTTTTCATTCTTAGACAGCTGCCCCTCAGAGTCCTTGCCAGTGTCCGTTAGGGCCCGCTGGTTAATCTCCGCCTGGCTGAGGCTGATACCGAACTGGCGGATAGGTTCGAACTCGCCACGCAGGGCAGCGTTCATCGCACCAGCAGCATCCTCCACGGTACCGCCAAACGTAGCGGCCAAGTCAGAGGCCCGCTGTAGCAGCGTGTCCGTCTTGCCAGTCAACTGATCCATCGGGGTGCCAGCATTCTTGAGCAGCGTACCAGTCAGCACAGCGGTACGGTTGTACTGCTCCATGCTGAGGCCCATACGGTCAGCAGCAGTCTGAGCGTTCTTGCCCACACTGTCGCTGAAGTCCTTAAATACCTGCTCGACACCGCCGACAGACTGTTCAAGTTTCGACGCCATCTGTGCGCCAGCCCAGACGATACCTCCGACCGCAGAGGCCACACCAGCAAGAGCGAACGCACTACGCTTCGCAAAGTCCGACAGTGACGCGGAAGCCTTAGAGAATGACTTGTTCCAATGCTTGGTCTGCGCGACCAGCGTGACCATAATGTTTCCGGTCTTAGCCATTCTTTCGCTCCGCTTCCTCAATAATTGCGTTGCACTCCCTGACGGTCAGTGCCTTAAACTCTGCCGGGCTCATCCCCAAATGAACAACGAACTGGGCCATGAGTCGGGCACGTTCATCCGCTAACCTTTTGGGCTAGCGCTGTCACCACCCAGCAGGCTAGTCAAATCAGCGGCAGACAGTTTCTTCGCATCCTCAACAGTGAACGCCGGGTCTGTGCGGCGCTTCACAATCCACGCAAACGCAGTCCGCAGCTTAGACGTGCCCACAGTGTTCACGTCACCAATCATGCCAACAGGCAGACCCGCGTAATCTTCAATCTCTTCAATCTCACCCAGGGTGATGTCGTTAAAATCCACTAGTCCTGAATCCTTTCTGTTTAAGCCAGTGCTCAATGTTTGTGTTGAACATCCTGGCAATTTCCGGTTTAATATTCTCCCGAGCATCACGCAGATAGGTGTTGCCACGAATCCGCTTTTTACTCTCGGGAAAATACTTACCTAATGATATCGCTAGAGCGTACGGTGCCCGGCCCATAACGTACCCGCCGAACCTACGTTCGACACGTTCGTTGCTGCCTTTAATCCTGACTTTCTTTGATGCACCACCACGCAACGACATGGCAAGACGGCCCGAACGGACAGGCACATACTTATTCGCCTCACGAGCCGTCATAATCGCCGACTCTTTAATCCACTTCTCGAACAGGTTCCGCTCCATGCCCAACTCCATCAGGGCGCGGCGTGTAGACCACAAGCCCTGAATCTGGTTGCGGCCCAGCCTGTCGGTGGAGACGGTTAGGCCCCCACCGACGTGCTTAGGCTTTAAAGCGATTACCGCCACGATTAGGGGGTAGCGTCGAGAGTCACATCACCGACAACATCCATGCGGACACCGTCGAACGAGAACGTGCCGTCGGTGCTTGAATCGCCACCGAGAGCGAACGCACCACGAGCAGGCAGGCGCAGGGTGCCAGTGAAGTGAGGCTGAGTGCTGGATGCCGTTGCGTTGCCATGAGGGGCATAGATGAACGACACTTCGGAACCAGCCGAGTCCCATGCTTCCATCCAGAACGAAGTCGACTCAGTGGACTGCACACCCGAGACGGTGAAGAACCAGTCACGACGTCCACCCAATGAGGCATCATAGAACGTGTTAACGTCAGCAGATGCATCTTCAGACTGGAGCATAACCGACGAGAAGTCGGCCCAGTAGTCAGTTCCGCCGATAGTCAGCTTAAGTGCATTAGCTTTAATGCGGGTTGAAGTAGCCATTAGATCCCTTTCCTAGAGTCTGGCATTTTGATAAACAGTAAAAGTCGTGCCCAGGTAGGTCACGCCGTTAATCTCCACACCACCAGGTGCAGGGATTTCGTTGAGATAGAACCCAGCCGCATCGTGAACCGCGATGAGCAGCTCCTCAATGAGAGTGTCCATGTTGTCTGTCATCGCCTTGTTAGTGGCAGTCTGAACCGCTACTGTCACATCGAACCCGACCCGGTATTCACCGTATGTTTCACCTGATGCCAGCCACGAACCTGACGGCTCGAGAATTGCACAAGGCAGGGCGGCACGTTCCGGCACGATGTCGTAAACGTGCAACCCGGTAGCAGACAGGACACCCTCAAGAGCGCCACGCGTTTCAGCGATCATGCGATGCCTAATCCGACGTATGGGCGCAGAATGGGGTACACTCCCACCATCGGGTCACGAGCAACGCGGATGGCTTGACCGCCATCCATGCTCGCAAACTGGCTCACACCGTTAGGTGCACTGCGACGGTGGTACAGTTCCGACCCGCATTCGAGGTATGCGCGGTTCAGCACCTCAGCGGGGATAGTGGCACTGCCAGCGTATGAGGCTACCAGTGCCACCGACTCATGCCAACAGTCGTCGATGAAGTCATCGTCTGCTGTTCCATGCGCGCCAACATACGCCTTGAGAGCGTCAAAGTCGTTAGCAACGTGGGCCATGAGGTTAATCCCTTACTGATTAGGTGCGGACGATAGGAACGATAGCTGCGGGCAGCTCGTCAGCAACAGCGGTATAGGTGCTGATGCTGTAAGCGTTCGTCAGGTTGATTTCGTTCGAACCGGAGAGGCGCAGTGCACCCGACTGGTACTGGCGGAGAGCGGCACCGTTAACGAATGCACATTCGTCCTTGTTCGTTGCATCCAGCGACGAGTCAGCGATGACGGTGATACCGGCAACCTGACCGCGCAGACCTGCAACGTTGACCGAACCGACGTTGTTCACGCCTGCACCATCGACGAGGAGAACGGGGCGGCCGTCGGAACCCTGCAACTTAGCGATTTCCTTGAACGTAGCAGTGTCGACAATGATGGCCTCAATGGGGAGACCAATCAGGTCGAACTTGCCAGCAGCATCAACGATACCGCCGAGGAAGTCGTTGTACGTTGCCGAGGTAGCTTCAATGTTGACGACGTTACCGGCGGTCACCTGTGCGGCGTGTACGGTCTTGTAAGCGGCAACGAGTTCAGCGTGGAGCTTGTTTCCGAGGCCGATAGCCTGACCGCGGAGCATGGTGTCCAAGTAGTTGACAGTGCTACGGTCGATAACCTGACGGCTAATCTGTGCGTAGTTTCCGACAGTCTTGATCGCTACGTTATCCGACTCAATGTCAATCTCGTAGTAACCCAGGTCGTCACCCTCAGCGGCCTGAACAGCAGTACCGTCAGTAACCGAGGCGAGACGAGCGAAGTCGATGGTGAGACCGTCAGCAGGGGTAACACCCGAGGCGAAAACAGTGCTGAGGGGGTTAGCAGCCTGAACGAGAGCAACCAAGTCGCGGTCAATCGGGGTCGTAACCGACTCAGCAGTGGTCGCACCAGTGTAGGCACGAACAGCAGTCTCGTCACCCTTAGCGATAGCCTTCAAGAACTGGCCTGCCGAACGAGTGTCAACTGCGGGGGCGGCTTCACGCTTCAGTTCAGCCATTTCGCGCTCAACGAGCGCAACACTTTCACGAACCTCGGCGAGGTCGGAAAGTACGGGAGTGATATCCTCCATTTTTTCCTCCATTAGAGTAGCCGAGTCCGGGCTTTCCGGGTCGGAATTTTCTTCACGAACTTCGCCAATCTTGGCGCCGTCATACCAAGGGAACGCCACCACAGACGTTTCACGCACGAACGCATCAGTGACAACGCGAACACCGTCACGCATCTCAGCATCACGCATCTCAAAGCCAACACTAAAGCGGTCCACAACGCCATCTTTAAGCAGCGTGTAAGCTTCATCACCGCGAGCAGTCTCCGAGATACGAGCAGTAATCTCAAAGCCCTCAGCAGTGTGACGGCCTGACAGAATCTTGCCGATAGGTTCCCGGTGCTGCCAGAACAGTTTCGCGTTCTCCTCCAGGGTCACAGCATCCCGGGCAAACATCTCACCGTTAGACACGGACTCGTAGGGTACGGCAAGGCCAGTGACCTCACGAGTATCAGCGTTGAACCGCACCTGCATTTCGCGTGTTTCCATTAGTTACCTCCCAGGTTCTCAATGGCACGAACCTCATCAGTAGTCATCCAACCGTTCTGGATAGCGATGGCGTGTGCCTGGTAGCGGGTAAGCGTGTCCGACTTGAGCAGCTGCTCAGTTGCAATGCGGGCCTCAATGCCACGCGGCAACAGTGCCGTCAGAGCGTTCTCCAACTCCACAATGTAATTCTGCAATGTGAAGCGGACGAAACTAATGTATTCCTGTTCGACGTTCGTGTAAGTCATGCTTGAGCCGTCAAGGGCAGCGGCAAGCATCTGCGGGCTGATACCAAACAAGCGGGCAATAGTCGTCGTGTTGAACTTTTGCGACTCAATGAACTGCAAGTCCACAGGGTTCAGATACATGGGCGTGTAGTTGATACCGTTACCCAGCACCGCCACACCATGCTTCGCGCCAGCCGTCGCGTTCCAGGCATCCTTAGCAGCAGTGGCCTGGTCTACCGATAGCACCTGGTCAGTGCGCAACACACCTGACGGAACACCCGAATCGCTGAACCACGTCGACTGATAATCGCGGGTATCCTTAGCGGCCAACAGTTCCGCATTAGATGCCTGAATCGGGCCGAGACCGTACAAGTTACCAGGAACACGCAGGTAGGCGAGGTGCTGAATGTCTGACTTGCTGTAAGCAATAGTCCCCCGGTACATATACCCTGCCAGGGTGCCGTCATCGTTCGCCTGAATCTGCATATCGAAAGGGTTCAACACATCCACCTGGATAGTCTCGCCGCGACCGTTACGAGTCGCCAACAGGTAAGCGTTACCGGACAGGCTCAACGAGTTCGTCACCTGTTCCATGAAAGCCGACCGCGTGAGCGTCAACGAGGGGGAACGCATCCAAAGGGGCGAAGCCACCTGTAAATCGTCCCGGTAAGCGTGAGGCTTGAGCTGCTTCATCGCGGTCGAGAGAATGCTCACAGCGCGGAACACTGAGGCAAGAGAGAGGGCATCAGTCGTTGTTACACCTGACGATGCTGAGCGGGGCGGCAAGACGATGCCGCTGGAACGCGCTTCAACGCGCGACAAATCGACGGCCTCGACCGGACTAAGAAAGTTGTACCATGCCATTACTGACATAATATCACACTAACCGACTTTTATTCGCTTTCGGCGTGTCGGATTACTGGCAGGACTCGCACTGAAGCAAATCCATAGGGTCAACAGGGACTAAATAAGTTTCATTTTCCATAGACCTACCAGTGTATCAGAACACTTGCAATTCTACTTCACGCAACACGTCAGCACCCCACACAGCCAAACAAGTAGCCATCACCGCATCTATCTCAATGCTGGAGTTCGTGCGACTAATGCGATAATTCTCGCCTACGGCTTTGCGGACAGTCCTAGGAATCTGCACCGACAGCAGCGGGTCAGCAGCATGAGACAACTGGCGGCGAGCAAGCCGGGCATAGAGGAGACTGGATGCGTTCACAACATCGCCGAGGCTCGCAGTCTCCACAGGCAAACCACGCTGCTTCATCTCTTTCGCTAAATCTCTGAGCGAATACGAGTCCACAATGATGGCGCGAGGGTTGAACGCCTGCAACTGCAACGCAACAGATAGCAACCGTTCCAGGGTCGGCTTCACCAGGCTAGCGACAACCTCAGTGTGAATCACATCGTCAGAGGTCTTCACCGCCACGCTAACGGTCGCATACTCCCAGCCTGGTGTCTTATCCATGGCGAACACCATCTGCCCGGCAGGGAACGGCTCAGACAGCGGCCTCTCACACGCCTGCCACAACTCTAGCGGGATGAAAGCCTTATTGTCAGAGTTCACGAACCTGTTCATGCGATAACGAATGATGTCCTCATCAGGCAACGTGCGCACGTCCGCCAGCATCGTTTCAGCATCTATACGACCCGAGTCCAGGGCAGGGTTCGCCTGCTTCAGCAACCGCAACAGTTCCGCGTCATCATCAGGGACAGTGTTGCTCTCGGACTCCCAAATCCACGCACCGAAACGCCTGAACTTAGCATCGCCGTCAATAGCCTTGTTAGCGTTCTCATACAGCCTGGACAGCAACGCACTATCTTGATCACCTGCTGTTGTGATGCCAGCGACAAGAGTGCCGCGGCGGGCACCAGTACCCGAAACGATGGCATCCCATACCGAGGCATCCACCAGGTGCACCTCATCGACAATGCCCAGGCCCACAGGGTAACCCTGCAACGCGGAAGCCTTAGCCGCTTTAATCTCGTACCTGCTGCCGTTAGTCACCCGGATACCGCGCGTATCGGTGAGCTTCACCATCATCTTTTCTAGTGCAGGGTTCCCGCCGATAATCTTCTGCACACGCTCATAGACGAGGCGCGACTGCTCGACGTTAGAGGCAACGCCTAACACCATCTGGTTAGGCGCTCGCAGGGCCGCGTAGAGGCTCAGGGCCGACATTAGTTCCGTCTTACCCGACTGACGTCCCACCGACACCAGGCACGACCTGAAACGCAGCTCACCATCCTCATCCAATTCAGTGATACGCCGCAACGTCTCCACCTGCCAGTCATCCAACCAATACCCGAGCGCATTCCGCCACGCCATCTCAAGCACAGGCAACAGCCGGTCAATATCAGACCGGAAATCATCGGCAAGCGCCGGGGTGAAACGAGCAGGTTTAAATGGCACGACGAAGCAACGCCTCCATCGGATCTAACTGGGTGACCGTCTCAGGCTTTGCCTTTAACAGTGAACGGTGCAACAGGCCAAACTGTGCAACCAGCGCACCAGTCACCTCAGCATCCAGTTCACGAGCGACCGCCTGCAAGGCCACAACACTCGGCGCATGGCTATCGTCCAGCCAGTCAGCAGTCCGCAGGAACTTGTACGGTC